AATATTCTCTGTTTGTTGTTGGCAAGATCAAACCATTTCTTACCTAACATCTTATAAGAGAACTGTAAGTTGCCTCTTCCATAAGTTGCTAAAGCACCATTACCATTGTGAATACTAACAGAACAGCTAGAGTTGAATAAATATAAATGCAATTCTTTTGCATAATCTATTACTTCTTTCATTCCATCAGTGTACTCACTAATTTCAGTAGCACCTCCAGTTAAAGTGGGACTAGCATACTTACCAACTGAACCAGATGGTCTAGCAAAGTCTTGATGCTCTTCTCTGGCTCTTTTGATATTGTCCCAAACTTTAGAATTGAAACTACCACCAGTAATTACATTCACATCATCTGCAAATGCTTTTTTATTAGCCTCAGTGTCAGACATATCAAAAACCACAGCGTCCTCTCCATATCTAGACTCAACAACATCTTTCACTGCATCAACATCAGCATCTTCAAGAGCCTCAGTGACCCAAGAAGATTTAGATTGTTCCTCAGTCAATTCAGATGATGTATGATTAAGAACATAAGTCTTTAGCTTTTTTAGATAGCTAGGACTTACATTGTCTCTATCTTTGTTAAGAGGAATTTTCTGATCGACATTTATTGAAAAGCCAATATCAGTTTCAACAACAGGAATACCCATTTCATAAATAAAATGTTTATCTGTTTTGAACAACTCAATATTAGTATTTCTTGATGATCTTACTAAATTACCCTCATCATCAGAAACAACAGTAGGCAAGTTCTCAGTAAAAGATTTGTATGTTTCTGGTCGAGAAACTAAATCTCCATTTACTAAGTATTCAACACCCATAGGTGGAATAATCATTTTTGCCTTATCCGTAAGGTCAGCTATTTCTTCATAAGTTAATTTTAACTCGCCAGAAAAAATAGTTCCTATTTCAGTTTTTACTTTTGTTTTATTTCTTGAACCATCTTTAGCAAAGATAACTGAACCAGTAGTAGATTTTATGTTTGCAAGATCAAACATCGCAAGAGCAAATTTTTCTCCAACATTAAATCTGCCTCTTTTTTCTACGATACCTTTTTTGTAGCTTGGTGCAAACATAGTATAAGAATCTTTTAAATTCTTAAAACCATCTTCGCTGTTATCTAAACAATCAATATAACTTTGATAAGATGTTGTTTTACCAATACTTAATTTACATAAAGTTATATCTTCATCAAAAGAATTACTTACAAGTTCCTTAATGATAAAGAATTTATCTTTCTCACTTTGGACTTGTTGCAATCCTTTTTTATCAATTTCAAACCAATTATTTTTTTGCATTGTTTTCTCCTTTATTATTATTAGGTTTGTTGATTTGTTTCTTAATAATTCCACTCCAATATTTATCTCTATCTAAACGATTTCCATAATTATCGTAGATAGCAGTAGAGTTATCAAGATGTGTAATTTTAAAAAGATGAGTGACGCTATTATTTTCAATAACATCAAACTTTTGTATCTTTTTAAAAAGTCTGTTGAGTTTACCCATGATAAACTCCATTGTATTGTTTGTCGGCATTGTGTTTAGCTTTCCAAATTTCTAATTTGGCATCTGTTGAAAGTTCATCATAAATTGTTTTTTCACAATCTACTAAGCTATCAACAAAGATGTGTTCTTGATCGTCCAAAATTTGACGACCATTTTTTGTAAAACCAATAGCATTTATTTTTTTTTCTTCTGCCATTGATTCCAACATTTGTGCAGTTTGACAAGTAAGCATTGTAGTCTCCTTATTATTATTATTATTATTAAACATAAATATAACCTAGCATTTTTTTTAGGTTATTTCAAATAAATAATAATTAAAATAAGCCTTGATTCCCAACGATTTTTTACTAATAATTAAAATAGTTCTTTTTTTAGCTAGGCATTGTAGCTTTTGAACTAGGTAATTGACCCATTTTTAATTACCGATTCGGGGGTGGGTTTGATCAATATGCTTTTTTTCCCCACCCCCTTATAATACTATTTTACCAAAAAATAATTCTAGGTTTTTTCTTGCAAGTCTAATTAAATAAAAATAAACATACAAAACATAAATTGTTAAAAATGGGAGAAACAATGTTTATAGACGAAAACTCAAAACCAAAAGAAAAACTAAAAGCGTGGTATTTATTTACCGAAGATTTTATAGCTGGCACATCACATCTTAGTAGTGAAGAAATAGGAATATATATAAGATTACTTTGCTGGAATTGGAACAAACGATGTATTGGATTACCTAAAAATATAGATAGGGTAAAACGAATTGCAAGTTGCCAAACAGAAAGTGAAAAATTATCTTGTGAAAAAATACTTAATGAATTTTTTGTTGTTGTAGAAAACCATTATCAAAATGAACGTCAGCTACAAGAATATCTATATATTCGTAAAAGAATAGATGCCTCTAAAGTAAATGGTAAACTAGGGGGCAGACCAAAAAAACCTAGCAATAACCCCCCTACCCCTACCTCTACCTCTACCAATACATCTACTAATAAATACTCTCCTACTTTTAAAAAATTTTGGGATAGGGTTACAAATAAAGTCAGCAAAGGTATAGCAGAGAAGAACTTTAAGAAGATTGAAAAAGAGTGGCGAGACCAGCCCGAAAAATTAGCCGATATGTATAATTCTTATTATGATTCGGTTAAGGACAAAGAATTTGCCAAACAGCCCGCATTTTGGCTATCCGCAGAAAAATATTTAGATGAAATTCCTAAAAAAAAATATGATTTTGGGGTAAGAATAACAAAAGACGAAGATAAAATTAAAATGTTTACAGACGCTATAAAAGATAAGAAAGTAACTAGGTTTATAAAAGATTATGCTGTTAAAAATAAAGAAATAATTGATATGGGTATTAGAAAAGGTTTTTTGACAAAAGAACAAGCTATTAATGATCTTGGAATGAAGAATGAATATAGATGAGTAATAAACCACTAAAAATCTCAGAACAGGCGGCTGTGCAAATGCCTATGAAAACAGTTGCCTCACTTATTTTGCTGGTGGCCGCTGGCACATTCGCTTATACCGAACTAACAGCTAGGCTAGTATCATTAGAGACCTCTCGTGAATTGATGAAAGCTGATTTACTAAAGGCCAGCGATCAGAAACCAGTAGATCAGGAACAGTTCATGCTTTTAGAAAGTTTATTTTCTGATGTAGAAAAACTTATTGAAAACCAAGAACAAAACGTAACAAATAAAGTAAACATAGAATTTAACAAACAATTACTTGAAAAGGCTTTGGAGGACATAGAAAAATTAAAAGATAAGGTCAGAGAAAACGGAAATGGTTGAAACAGTAGTAGCTTTGCTTTTACTAATTAATGGAGAAATCAAAGAGGCAAGAATTCAAAGTTCGATGTCAGAATGTTTAAAAGGGTCTCGCCTAGCTAAAAGACAATTAAAATCTGGCAGTAATGTTAAATATCAGTGTATTAAATCAAAAGCAGAATTAGAAACTAATATAGATGGTTCTTTATCAATAAAATCATTAATTTTAGAATAGGCTTTATTTTCTGTTATTTTTTTGATAAACAGAAACTACCTAACTCATAGGGTAAGAGGATATGTCGAGACCAAAAAAATATAATATTGACAAAGAACAAGTCAGAAAATTAGCTAAACTTGGTGCTACCAATAAAGAGATTGCAGATTTCTTTGGTTGTAGTGCTGACCTTATTGAAAAGAGTTATTCGGAATATCTGAGAAAAGGGCGTGCTGAAATGAAAATGAGGCTTAGACAGCTACAATGGAAGAGTGCAGAAAAAGGAAATGTAGTAATGCAGATATGGCTTGGAAAGCAAATACTAGGTCAATCTGAAAATAATATTACAGAAGATGATGAACCTTTGGCGTGGTCTGTTGAGTGATACCATTTCCACAGAAACGCTATAATATAATTTATGCAGACCCAGCATGGACATTCAAAACATACTCTGAGAAAGGCCAAAAACGATCTGCTACCCGGTATTATAATACCCTTAGTATTGACGATATTTGTAAGCTACCTATTTCTGATATTTCTGACAATGATTGCACTTTATTTCTTTGGACTATTGATTCGATGTTGCCAGAGGCTCTTCGTGTTATTGAAGACTGGGGGTTCACTTTTAAAACAGTTGGTTTTACATGGGTCAAACAAAATATAAAATCTGATGGATATTTTACTGGCATGGGTTACTGGTCGAGGTGTAACCCTGAGCAGTGTTTACTTGCAACTAAAGGTAAACCACAAAGAGTTTCTAAATCAGTAAAACAATTAGTAATTAGCAAAAGACAAGAGCATAGTAAGAAACCAGACATCATTAGAGATAATATTGTAGAACTATGTGGCGATCTACCTAGAATAGAATTGTTTGCTAGACAAAGAGTAAATGGTTGGGATAGCTGGGGAGATCAAATTTAATGCCACTTACTGACCCTCAACGGGCTGTAATAAATTGTAATAAAAGGTTCAGAGTTCTTATATCTGGCCGTAGATTTGGTAGGCATAGATGGGTCAAAAGAATAAATGAGTCTGATTTATCACTGTTGCTTAAAAACAACACTCTTATAAGTTTAAAAGGGGCAGACAACGATCAATCTTTGCGTGGCGTTGGCCTAAACTTTATTGTGTTAGACGAATTTGCTGACATCAAACCACAGGCTTGGTACGAGGTTCTTAGACCTACATTGTCAGATACATTAGGCCATGCACTATTTTGCTCTTCGCCAAAGGGGTTTAATTTTGCTTATGATTTATACAGCAAACAAGACCCTGAGTGGCAGAGTTTTAAATATACAACACTAGAGGGTGGCCAAGTATCTGAGTCTGAAATAGAGCAAGCAAAGAATGATTTAGATGAGAGA